AGGTACAGAATTTCTTAGTGAGTTGGACATTGCTATTGAGGAGAACTTCTCTCCAGAACGATTAGGTAAACAGACAAAGCAGAAAGCGAGGAGTCCAGTGGAAGCAGCAGCCCCAAGTAGTCCTAATAACAAGAATGACAAGGGGTATGCTTCATTGCCTCCTGAAGCCAAAGCAGCTTGTGATGACTTCGTAAAACAGAAGCTTATGACAAGAGAAGAGTATGTTGCAATATTTAACGAACAGTAAGAGAGAAAATAAAATGCCACGAGCACTAACACCAGAAGAGAAGATGGAACGTATCATAGCCAAGAAGACTGAACAGAATACGGGTATTGAAGCAGCTAAACCTGCTTCTGGTTTGCAGATACGAAAAGCTGCTGACCGACCCCGTAGGGACATCAGGAGAGTGTTTAATGGGACTAAGTTGAAGCTTACACTTCCTCCCGACATTGTACAAGCATATAAGGAAGCCGGATGGCATCTATATGGCTTCAACGACGTTGATGGTCGTATTGAAGAAGCTCTTGAAGCTGGCTATGAGTTTATAACACAATCAGAGTTAGGTGGCAGGTTAAATAGTGCCTTGTCAGAAGTAACGGATATTGGGGATAAGGTCAGCTTCATGGCTGGCAAAAAAGAAAATGGAGACAGTATGCGTGTCTACATTATGAAAATCCCTGAGGTAGATTTCAGGTCTAATGATAAGAAGCTACAAGAGAGAAATGATGAAATTGACCGTGCTATCAAGCAAGGCAAAAATATAAAACAAGGAACCTCTTCCGATGGGTTCTATGATGCGGGCATTTCCGTAAAAAATATTTAAAGGATAAATTAAAATGGCTCTTATTGCTTCTCCGTATGGCCTTTCTCCTGTCGGTACTCTGACAGGCGCGGCTTACAATGAACAAGGCCGTTTGTATGCTATTCCTGCTACTGATACAACTACCACCTATGCTATTGGTGATGTAGTTTCTATTGCTACAGGAAGTGATTCAAACGGTGTTCCCTATGTAAAGAAACCGGCTACTGGTTCTTACTCTGCAACTGTCGTTCCTTTGGGAATCGTTGTGGGTATTCGTGTAGCTGACCCTGGTGTATCTTTGGTTGGTAATAGTCTCTCTCTTGAGAAGTCTTACCTTGCAAAGAATGGTGGTGTAGTTCGTTATGTGTATGTTGTGGATGACCCTAACATCATCTTCAAAGTACAGTTCGATGCTACTGGTGCTGCACAGAATGATATGCATAAACTGGCAAGTCTTACGATTGTTGCCGACCAAACATCTCTTCTGTCTAACAGTGCTCCGTTCTCTAACATTGTTGCAACTGGTCCTGCTACGTCTTATACAGCAGGTACTACGTTCATTCAATTGTTGGGTGCGTATCAGGATAGTATCAACTCTGGTGCAATTGCTTCGGCGGCCTCTGCTTCTACGGCAGTTCCTTACATCAACGTCTTGGCTAAATGGAACCAGCATCAGTTTGGTAACATTGGCTTGGTCGGTATTTAATAATTAAAGGAGAAATAAAATGGCTGGCGTAATCACAACTGCAAGTCACCCGAAGTCATTATGGCCTGGGGTGAAAGCTTGGTGGGGTCAAATCTATAATGAACATGCTATAGAGTATACAGACTTGTTCGACCATGACACATCTAAGCAAAACTATGAAGAAGATGTTCAACTCTCTGGCTTTGGATTGGCTCCTGTCAAACCTGAAGGTCAAGGGGTTCAATATGACTCTGAAATTCAAGGCTTCACAACTCGTTACACTCACATTGCATATGCCCTTGGTTATGTTATTACCAAGGAAGAGTTGGATGACAACTTGTACATGCAAGTAAGTAAGAAACGTGCTGGTGCTTTGGCTATGTCTTTCCGTCAAACGAAAGAGAACATTGCTGCTAACATCTACAATCGTGCCTTCAATGCTACCTATCTTGGTGGTGATGCTGTAGCTCTCTGCAGTACAGCCCACCCCAATACCAATGGTGGTATATGGGCTAACAAGCCTTCTGTAGACGTTGACCTGAGCGAAGCTGCTCTTGAGGATGCTCTCATCAGCATCATGGGTCTGACCAATGACCGTGGTCTGCTCATCAATGTAATGCCTAAGAGCATCATCATCCCTCGTAACGAATGGTTCAATGCCAACCGTATCCTTAAGAGTGTTTACACTCCTGGTACGGCTAACAATGACATCAATGTTATCAAGGCTACTAATGCTCTTCCTGAAGGTATCAAACTGAACCACTACTTGAGTTCTCCTCATGCATGGTTCATTCGTACCAATGTTCAGGATGGTATGAAGTACTACGAGCGTATTGGCATTGAGTTTGACAAGGACAATGACTTTGATACCATGAATGCGAAAGCTAAAGGGTATGAGCGTTATTCGTTTGGTTGGACTGACCCAAGGGCCATATGGGGTGTCAACGGCCCGTAAGGAATTGGGGCAGTCAGTAATGATGTAAGTCCCCACCTCTAAGGAGTATATATGCACGAACACCCAAAGCATACACACCATGAAGTGAGTCATACCAAAGGACACCAAAGGTCTAGTGGTATAGAGAAGAAGAAGGTTGTAGAACCTGAACAAGCTTCTGGTGCTGAATGTGGTTTTAAAAAGAAGAGGATGGTAGACCCATCCCCAACAAGTCTTAAAAGGCCGCACGGCGGCTATTAACTAGTTTCTTAGACGCGTCCAATAGGTCGCGTTGACAGCAACTCAACGTCTAAGGAGAATTAAATGGTTGCACCGACACGTCTTCCCGCAGGTATTAGTACATTCAAACCTAATCAAGTCTTAAATACCTTCCCCTCTGTCCCTAGCCAAAATCAAACTTCGGTTGTTACACAGGAAATGAGTCCCTTCCTTGCTGGGGAATTCACTGTAACAAATACTACAGCAACCATCACAGCAGGTCTTGGTGCTCAAGGTACTAACACTGGTGTAGGGTTTAATGGTGGTAGTACTTCTCTTGCGGTTACAACTGCCTCTGGTGGTAAAGCAGGTATTGCTTATAATGGTAACATTGCTACTGGACAGAACATACAATTCATTCCTGGAAATCAGGTATGGTTTAATGTTCAAGTAGCTCTTAACAACTCTTTCATTGGTTCATATTCTGCTGCTGGTGGTGCTTTGTCAGCAGGTGATGCTACTACATTAGCTCGGTTTGGTCTGATTGATATTACAGACCCAACAGGTACTATTACTAATGGTGTCTACTTTGAACTTCCTGGAACTAAGAACACTGTAGCTTCTGCTGTCAATTTGGTTATTAAGAATACAGGTCTCACTGGTTCTACAGTAACTACAACCATTAACAATATTGCAGATTTGGCAAGACCAAGTGGTATCTTTGGTGACACTACTTCCTTTGGTGGTACTCTCACTACTGCTGGTTCTGGTAACAAGTTTACTTCCATTGCTGTAGGAACTGCTGGTAGTGGTTATGCACAAGCACCTCTGGTTCGTTTGCTTGGTACTGGTGGTAGTGCTCCTATAGCACAGGCTTATGTACAAATTCAAAGTGGTGCTTTGTATGCACCATATTTGACTCATATAGGTGGAACTGGTTACACAGCCTTTACTAATGAAGTAAACCATTGGATTGACCTTTCCTTGTATTACAATGGTAAGGGTACTTTGTATGTTGGTGTCAATGGTAAGCTAGTAGCTTCTATTGGTATTCAAGGAACTGCTACTCTTGCTGCTGGTGGTACTGCAACTGCTGGTAATAGTTTCTTTGCTACCAATGCAAGCATGACTACTTCCATTGCTCCTGTTCTTCCTCAGAGTGGAGCCTTTGATAACATCATGCCTATGGTTGCTCTTAACCCTGCTGTTGGATATTCTTTGAATACTGCTGCTACCAATGTTATGGTAATTGATAACATTCAAGTAGGTTCGGAGTATAACTAATGGCTAATAGTGCAACCACTCAAGTAATATTGGATGGTCCTCGTCATACTGTTATTAAGTTTGAAGGTATCCTAGATACCTCAGACATAGCCGCTGCTGGTACTTTAGGTACTGTAGGGGTTACTACTTCAGCCAGTAATATTATTAGTTTCACAGCGGGGGCTTTGGCTCCCCTTGTGGGACAGTATGTTACTGCTGCAAGTGGTACAGGTACAGGACTCCCTGCTAACACATATATTACCGCCATCATCAGTACTACTTCTGTAGCATTAAATAATAATGTTACTACAGGTGGTACTGGTTGGACCTTCACTCTTGTGGCTGGTGCTGTGGTTGTAGCTGACCCAGCTCTTCTTGCTGCCATAGACAATGCCACTAAGACCCCTGCTGGTCACTTTGGTATTGAACGTATTGATATTAACATTGAAGACTTGCTTTCTATTAACTTATTCTGGGAAGCAACTGCTAATGTTCGTATTGAGGAGTTGGTAGGTAGGGGTAAGATGGACTATATCAAATATGGTAATGTAAACTCTTCAACTCTATATGGTGGGTTTCCTGCTGGTGCTACTGGTCGTATTGTAGCTACCTCACAAGGATGGTCTGCTAGTGCCATTTTATCCTTTTCTGTTACTATTAAACTTATTAAACAAATCTAATGTCTAATAAGATTGATGCTCTAAAAGCCTCTGTACTGTAATGGCTAAAAGTCCTACCTATGAACGAGGGGATTGGCTTGCTCTTTGTGACTCTTGTGGTCGCAAGTTTCAAGCCTCCCAACTCAAGAAAAGGTGGGATGGTCTTATGGTGTGTGACTCTGATTGGGAACCACGTCAGCCACAAGACTTTGTAAGAGCTAAGATAGATATACAAGCAGTACCTTGGAGCAGACCAGAACCATCTGACAACTTTATACTAGCTTGTTCTACTAGGTCTTCCATAGCTGGTTATGCTTCTGCTGGTTGTGCTATAGCTAGTAATAGTGTAGACCCTGGTCTTGTTCCTCCACCTTCTTTTATACCAGAAGAAACTCTTGTAGATACTTGTATTGTCTGGTATGCCATTACTGGCTACTCTATTATTGGATATGTAGAATGACCTCAACTGTCTTTGTAGACTATGTTACACCCATTAAAGCCTCTTGGCTTAATGATGTAAACAACTTTGTTTATACTACACCTATAGGAGTAGGAACAGTAACTTCTGCTTCTGTTACAACTGCTAATGGTTTTAGTGGTACTGTAGCAACACCTACAACAACTCCTGCTATTTCTCTTTCTACTTCTATAACAGGAGTTCTTAAGGGGTCTAGTGGTTCTTTAGTAGCAGCAATTAATTCAGACCTCCCTGCTATGACTGCTACAGTTGGGGGAGCAGTTCCTACACCTCCTAATAATACAACTACCTTCTTACGTGGTGATGGAACCTTTGCATCTCCAGGTGGTAGTATGACCTATCCATCTGGTACAGGTATTGCTGTTGTCACAAGTGGTACTTCATGGGGTACAACTCTTTCTGCTCCTACAAGTACTATTGTTGGAGTATCAGATAGTCAGGCTCTAACAAATAAGACATACAATGGTAATACATTTACAGCAGGTACAGGTGTTCTTACTATAGCTGCTGCTAAGACTCTTACTGCAAATAATACATTAACTCTTGCTGGTACAGATAGTACCACAATGACGTTTCCTCCTGCTTCTGCTTCTATTGGCTATTTAAATATACCACAGAATAGTCAGGCAGCAGGATATACTCTTGTACTTGGTGATGCTGGTAAGCACATCTATATGTCTAGTGCAGGAACATTTACTATCCCTGCAAATGGTTCAGTAGCGTTCCCTGTAGGAACTACAGTGACATTCTACAATGCAAGTGCCTCAAGTACTATACCTATTACAACTGACACTCTTGTGTGGACTCCCACAGGAGGAACAGGAACAAGAACTATTGCTCAATATGGGTTAGCAACTATTGTTAAGGTGGCTTCTACTACTTGGGTTATCTCTGGAACCGGATTGACATGAGTGCTATGGTTCAGATGTTAATGACTGACTACTCCTCTGGAGGAGGGGGGGTTACTCCTACAGTAAACTATCTTGTTGTTGCTGGTGGAGGTGGAGGAGGATATTCAATAGCAGGGGGAGTTGGAGGTGGTGGGGGAGGTGCTGGTGGAATGCTATCTGGTACTAGTCTTTCTGTTTCTCCAAGTACACCATATACAGTAACAGTTGGTACAGGGGGTAATGGTTCTACTTTTAGGGGAAGTGCTGGTAGTAATGGAAGCTCTTCAGTATTCTTTTCTGTATCTACTACAGGTGGAGGTGGTGGGGGAACATATTACCTTGCTGGTGCTGGTAGTGGTGGTTCAGGTGGAGGTGCTCCTTCTTATGGTGCTGTTGGTACGGGTATAGTAGGTCAAGGATATGCAGGTGGTTTAGGTGCAGGTGGTGCTGCAGGAGGCGGAGGCGGAGCTGGTTCTGTTGGAACTGGAGGTGGAAGTGGTTATGGTTTTAGTGGTGGTAATGGTCTATCTTCTAGTATTTCTGGTTCAGCAGTATTGTATGCTGGTGGGGGTGGGGGTGGAACACAACCTGGGTATACACATGGAGTTGGTGGTACAGGTGGTGGAGGAGCTGGTGGGTCAGATACAGGGGGAGTTGGTGTAGCAGGGACTGATGGTTTAGGGGGTGGAGGTGGTGGTGGAACCAATACATCAAGTACGCCTTATAGTGGTGGTAATGGGGGAAGTGGTATTGTAATTATTAGTTATCCAAACACATATCCTCTTGCATCAGGCACTACAGGTTCACCAACACAAACTAACGTAGGTGGTAACTATATTTACACTTGGACAACTAGCGGAACAATTACATTCTAATGTCTATTACAAATACAACTAGTTTCTCATACAATGCACAGCAGATAATACAATTTGCTATGCGTAAGTGTGGTGTGTTAGAACCAGGTGCTACCTATGATGCTAACATATATCAGAACTTCCAAGATAGTTTAAATCTTATCCTTAAGAGTTGGATAACTAAGGGTACTAAGATATATACTATTCAGACATTAGCTATTCCTTTACAAGCAAATATTAACAAATATGTTCTAGGACTCTCTACAAGTGGTCCACAAGCCCCTATACAGGCTTATAACTTGTCCTCAGCTACCCCTACCACACTTACATATGTGGACAAGCCTATGAGACTCTTACAGGCTTATTTGAGGAACGTACAGACAACACCAAATCAGGACACACCTTTACAAATTATAAGTCAACATGACTATACTGAGTTTGGTAGTAAACTTTCTACTGGTATTCCCAATAGTGTATTCCTTGAAGTGTTAAGAGACCAGAGCCATTTAAAAATGTATACAACACCTGACAGTGTTGCAGCTTCAACATATCAAGTATACATTCTTACTCAACGCTTGATATACGATATTAATACAACAACAGACAATCTGGATGTTCCTGCTGAAACCTATTATGCTCTTGGTTGGAATCTTGCAAGAGACCAGATATTAGATTGTGGTGTAGACCAAGTAAGAGCTTCTCTTATACTGCAAGAGTCTACTAAATATTTAACAGAAGTAGAAGACTGGGGTGTTGAGGCAACATCAACCTATTTTACTTCTGATACAGCAAGGTATGGAAAGAGATGAGAATACCACTAGCAACACCTCTCTTGAGTAGAACTAATAGTACAGCAAAAGATGCAAAGATTGTAAATGGTTATATAGAGACAGAAGGACAAAAGAAGTATGTAATTAAAAGGCCAGGGTTGGCCTTTTCTTATACTGGCTATCCATCTGCTACTGCACAAGGTTTGTACAACTTTCAAACCGTGAACAGAGTCTATGCTGTATTAAATAATACTTTATACGATGTGTCAGACAGTACAACTATAGGTAGTGTTACCTCTGGTATATATTCTTTTACTGAAACTACCAATGTACCTTATATGTTTCTGCACAACAGTACTAATGCATACACATATAATAATGCTACAGGACTATTCAGGTCTCTCTCAGGAGGTACTGGTTTTGTATCTGGTTCAGTAAGTATATCAGGTAATAGTATAAAGACTGTATCTATAGGTGTTGCTGGTACTGGTTATTACACTGCTCCTACAGTAACTATTGTAGACCCAACTGGTACAGGAGCTGTAGTAACTGCCACTGTAGATGGAATCTCTGGTATCATTCTTGGGTATGTTGTAATAAGTGGTGGTAGTGGTTATACAAGTCCTACTGTTTCTATAGTAGCACATGGTAGTGGAAGTAGTGCTACAGCAACAGCTACAACAGGTGGAGCTAATACAGCCATTACTAGTGTGGCTATTACTAATGGTGGTACTGGATACTTTAGTAACAATATTCAAGTGTTAGTTAATGACACTACAGGTACAGGTGCAGTGTTAACTCCTAATATTAATAGTACTACAGGAGCTATAACATCATTTAATATTGTATCTGGAGGTATAGGATATACAGCTCCTACTATTCAAATATATGATGCAGGGGCTTTAAGTTTCCCTACTAACCAAATAGCAGGAACTATTATAGCTCTTACCATTACTAATGGAGGTAGTGGATATAGTAGTACACCTACTATTACTATAACAGACCCAACAGGAACAGGAGCTTATGTTAATGCTGTAGTAACGTCAGGTGTAGTTACAGGATATATTATAAACAATGTAGGAAGTAGTTATACTAAACCTGTTGTAACTATAACAGACCCTACAGGTAGTGGTGTAGGAGCAACTGCCACTGCTACAATATCTATAGCAGCTACTCCTACCTTAGCTAGTGGTACTGTCTATTTAGACAATAGTGTTTATGTAATGACTACCACAGGTAGAATATATGGTAGCAGAGTAGAAGACCCTACAACATGGGATGCTCTTAATTATATTAGTAAGACTTCTGAACCTGATGGTGGTGTTGCTATAGTTAAATATAGTGTATATCTCCTTGCTTTTGGTGCTTGGTCTGGTGAATATTTCTATGACAATGGTGGTGCTCCTCCAGGAAGTTCTCTAGCTAGAAACGATATAGCCAAGATGGAAATAGGTTGTGCTGCTAGTAATAGTGTTGTACAAATTAGAGCTGCTGAAACTGTTATGTGGGTAGGACAGAGTAGAACCACTGGTAGAGGTGTGTATGAACTTAAAGGAACCAAACCTATTAAGATAAGTAATAAAGCCATTGAAAGTTTTATTAATGCAGACCCCCTTACTAATACTGTAGCTTATACTTTTACTATAGAGGGCCATGTGTTTTATGTCTTGGTGTTAAAAGACACCAACTATTCTTTTGTGTATGACCTTAAGGAAAAAGAATGGACACAATGGACTGATTTTAATGATAACTATTTTCCTCCTAAATTCTGTGTAACTACTAACAATCAAGTTTTTACTTTATCAGATGGTGGTATATTTAATACTATACACACTAACTATTATTTAGATGGTAATGGTCCTATAAACTTTAATATTGTTACAGACAAGTTTGATGGTGGAAATACAAAGAAGAAGTTCTGGAATAATGTCCAACTAATTGGAGACCAGTGTCTTGCTACTGCTTCTGTTTCGCATTCAGGTGATGACTATCAAACATGGTCTAATAGTCGTAACATAGACCTTAGTCAGAAGATGCCAATATCTTATAATCAAGGGTATGATGAACGTAGAGCTTACAGTATTACTATAGTAAATAATGTTCCTATAAGACTTGAAGCTCTTGAAGCAGAGATAACAGAAGGTATTAGGTAGTGAGTCTGGAAATTATAGCTAATAGACTTGGTCCACAACTTCTTCTTGATGAACTGTTGTCTGGTGACTATTGGTTGTTTAGGTATGACACTACATTGTTTACAGTACATAAGTATAAACATGACATCCATTTGTTGTCAGTTGACAACCAAGACATGATAGCAAAGACAAGACTGTTCTTTAGAGATGTATGGAAGACAACTGGTTTGTACAATTTGTATGCTACAATAACAAACAAGAGAGTGGAAACATTAGCTAAATATTTTAAGTTTGAATACCTAGGGGTAGATTCTAAAGGACATCCCCTATATATAAAGAGGAGAATGTAACATGGGTGGAATAGTTCAAGCAGTATTTGGAGGAAGTAGTGGTAGTCAACAAGCTGCCTATGACCCGTATTCTCCTTATAGAGGAGCCGCTGCTAGTCAGCTTAGTGGTTTGATGTCTAATCCTTCCACAGTTACCCAGAATCCTCAGTTTCAGTTTGCTCAACAACAAGGACAACAACAGCAACAGCGTACTTCTGCTGCTCAGGGACAAGTGAATAGTGGTGCTGAAACTATGGCTATGACTAACCAAGGTCAGGGACTAGCCACTAGCACTCTTAACAATCTTATTAGTCAGTTGTCTGTTCTCTCTGGTGCTGGTCAGAATCCTGCTAATGCTATGGCAGGAGCTAATGGGGCTGCACAGATAGGTCTTGGTAATGTACTTGGACTAGGTTCAGCTTTATATAGTAGTGGGGCTATGTCAGGAATAGGGAGTATATTTGGTGGTGGAGGAACAACAGCAACAGGAGCAGATATACTAGGTACATCGGGTGCTACTATGGGTACTTCTGCTGCTGGTAGTAGTCTTATGGATAGTCTTGTAGCAGCAGCATTGTAAAGGATAGTTATGAGTATATTTGATACAGCTAGTGCTGGTCTTGCTTGGGGACAAGGACTCGCTGAGTCCAGTGGAGATGTTGCTGCACACCAAGTTAAGTCTTTAGAAGACATTGCAAAGAGTAAATATGAAGTAAACCGTTATAAGGCTCTTCAAGACTCTATGAAGCCTTCTCCTGATGACACCACTACAGGTGGAGGTGGTCCTTCTGTCCCTCAACCAGGAGACCTTGGTAAAGGTTATAGTGGTCTTATAAAAGATACACAAGATGTTCAGAAACTCCAGAAGGAGCGTGATGATTTTCAAAGTAAGAATAAGAATCTTGCTCCTGAGGATATGACCCATATAGACCTACATCTTGATAGGATGGATAGAGATATTGAGGCTAAGAAGCTTCATATAGCTAACGAAGGAGAGAAACATATAGAACATCTAGCTTCTCTTCAAGCTTCTATTAATAGTCAAGAGACCCTAGACATTGCTATAGAGAAGTCTATCCCAGAAATTAATGCTCTTGCAGATGCCCAGAATATTCCTGCTGATAAAAGAGATCAGTTTGTAGGAGAACACCTTGTAGAGATGGGTATGGCTCGTAAAGGTAAACCAGATGCTACAGGTAAACCTACCTATGAAAAGATATGGGATGAGAACCAAGCTAAGACTCTTAAGTCTGTATCTGAAAGTAATATATCTGCTAAGGAACAATTTGCAGAAAAGAAGCTTATTCTTGAAGCTAAAATAAGTAGTGACCGTCTTGCTGAATTAGAACTACAGGGTATTGCTAGAGAGAAGACACAAGAACTGATGCTTGCTCGTATTGTGGCTGGTGGAAACAATAAAGATGCAAAGGCTTTAGCTAAAGCTTCTGATGACACTTTTAAACATGCTACTGCTTTGTCTAATATTGCTCATAGAGAAGTAGCTCGTATACAAAAAGAACTAGACCTTTCTCCAGAGTTCAAGAAGAATGGTATGTTTGATTTTGGAAAAACTCCAAATCCTCTACATGAAACTCTTAAAAACCAACTTCGAGCTGCTCAAGATCGAGCAGACAAGGCTGATGATATAATGGATAAGGCTGTTCTTGGTGTAGATGTTTCTAAAGAAATAAGTAAAGAGGCTGGTATTAAAACAGAAGAGCCAGCCACTAAAGAAGTTGTTGTATCTCATGACGAAGACAAGCAAGCTATAGAGTGGGCTAAAGCCAATCCTGATACACCAGAAGCTAAACAAATATTAGCTTTACATCCTGAAAAGGAAAAATGGGATATACAAAGCCCTGACTCAGGATACTCTTTTGGTTCTAAAAAGAAGAAGAATACCCATGAAGGAAGTAGTCACTAATGGCTTCTTTTGACCCACAAGCATACTTAGCTAAAGCAGGCAAAGGTGAGCCTACTAAGAGTGGGTTTGACCCTAGGGCTTACCTATCTAAAGCCAAGGATAAGACAAACGAAGACTCTTCTACTGTTGGGGCTTTCTTTTCTCATGTTGCTGAAGCAGTTCTTCCTGGAGCTGCTGCCCTTGGTGGTAGGGAAGCTGGAGGGGAATTAGGAACAGCTCTTGGTGGTCCTATAGGAGGTGTTGTGGGAGCTGTAGGAGGTGGTATCCTTGCTGGTGGTGTAGCAGATGTTGCAGAACGTGCTATAGCTCCTAAGTTTATTAATGACTACTTAGACAAGGCTTCTAAGGAACATCCTGTAGCTTCTTTTGCTGGTGATATTGCTGGGCAACTTCCAACTATGGGTGTAGGAGGTACAGCTAAACAAGCTGTCCTTGGTGCTGGTCTTGGTGGTAGTCTTGAGACTGCTCGTGAAGTAGTTGGTGATGAAGACCTGTCTCCTGCTAAGATAGGCATGGCTACTGCTGCTGGGGCTGTAATGAATAAGCCTACATCTATAGGAAGAAAAATACAGGGTATGATTCCTCATAAAACTCCTGTAGATATTCTTCATGCCAAACAAGAGGCTAGAGGGAAAATACCAGACACCTTACCCGATCATGAGCAAACAACTGTACAGGCAGAGAAGCATCTTGATTTTCTTAATAATCCACCTGCTTCTTATCACCCTAAGGATGCTATAGATATTAAGAACTGGGCTATTAAGAAGCTAGAAGACCCTTCTCTACAAATGAAAGAGGACTCTCCTGTTGAGCTGGAAGATGCTAGGGCAACCTTACGTGTACTAAAAGACCGTGCTTCTAATATAATTAAAGGAGATCAACACCCTAGTATTAGGGGAGAACATGGTATAACTATCTCACGTTCTGGGGGATATATAGACCAAGTTCTTCTACCTGAAGACTTACAAAAGCAAGGTTTAGGTACTAAGATTGTAGAAAACCTTGAACATGACATTAAAGAAGAGGGACATACTGTAGCCTTCATTCATGCTAAACCTAAGTCTGAGGGGTTCTGGGAAAAGAGAGGCTATATTAGAGATCAGAATTTTGTAGATGAGGAGGGGGAGAATATCCCCATGTCTAAGAGATTAGACAATAAACCCAAGAGTACCACTAAAGAGAACACTCCTCGTGATATTCTTCATGCCAAACAAGAGGCTAGTGAAGCCCCTAAACATGATGAAATGCTTCATCCTGATTTGGAAGCAGACCCAAGAGGTATGAATTTTAAACCTCCTACAACAGACCAAGAGCGTTCTGATATGTTTTATTCTTTAGACAAGAATAAAGAAGCTGATCTTTCTGAACATATTAAAACTATTCTTGAACCAATGCAAAAAGAAGGTGTAGACCTTGAGATGGAAAAAGCTTGGAGACTTAATGAGGAGGAAGGAAAACCTCTTACAGAAGAACAAGCCCGACTGAAAGCTAAATACCATGACAAGTTAGAAGCAGAACGTAAAGCTAATGATGACCAAATAACTAAAGATGGTAAGGTTGAAAGTAAAGAAAATACAGAGGAAGCTACAGGTAAAAATGTAGCTAGTAAACGTATTTTTAAAAATAAAATGAGCTGGTGGGAAAAGGTTAAAGAAAAACTATCTTCTGGAGACCAAGGAGGTCTTGATTTAAATATTGAGAAGAAGCCTGAAGCAGCTATGAAACGTAGTATGTTTGTTGCTGAATTTCCTAATGGTAAGAGAGTAGTAATTCAGGCTAAAGCCAATGAGAAAATGGCAGCTAAGGGTACTCATACTAAAGTAGTACAATGGAACAAAGGTAGAGAGTCTCCTTTTGCTACTGTACCTGAGTGGGTAAAACCAGGAGATAAAATTGGTGAGGCTACTGTAGTAGAAGGTACTCAAACAGAAAAAGAAACCCACTCTCCCTATAGATATAACAAAAGTTATATGTCTGTTCTGGCAGAACGTGTTAGACAACAAAGAGATTTTATAAGGTCTTATAGGGCTTTGGAAGCTCTTAAACAAGACCCTAAATGGGAAACAATAGCTCATAAAATAGAACCTGGTGTAGATGTTCCTCCAGGAATGAGGACTCTTAAATATACAGATAAACTTCCTGAACTTGCTGGATATGCTTTTGAAAATAGAACAGCGGAAACATTAGAGGATATTGCTCGTAAGCACAATCCTAATGCTTTAACTATGATGAGTAGTGTTCTTATTAAGAACATGATGATAAATCCTCTTCCACATATGCTTAATGAAGCATGGCACGTATATAATGCCCGTGGTTTAACAGGATGGTCTCCAGTAGGAAAACATGGTTATAATAAAAGTGGTGTTGATAGGTTCTTAAAAACATCTCTTCCTGCTATGAAATCTGTAGCTACTCAGGATAAAGATTTTCAAAGACTTCTTCGTAAAGGGGCTTCTTTTCTCTCTGCTAATGTCAGAAATCAACCCATAGAAGAAGCTCTTCTTGACAGAGGAGCACAAGAATTTATTACGACTCCAGAAGGAAAAGAACTTGCTTCCAAATGGGGAATGAAACCTCTTGATTTATATAATGCTATATCTAAGAAGATGAGTAGTGTTATGTGGGTTGCTCGTGATGGTATGTATATGCAACTTATACAAGAAAATGTAAAGTATAAAGGAATGACTGAAGAGCAAGCTATTAAGGCTGTAGAGAGGCACATGCCAGCATACAAGATACCTCCACGAGTTATGGGTAATAGAAAGCTCTCTGAAGCCCTTCAAAACCCCTCCTTGACGGTGTTTAGTCGCTATCACTATGGTATGATGAAGAGTCTTACAAATACTGTAGGTGACATTGCTGGTAAGAGGGGCATGGAAGGTTTCAAAGAAGGTGTAGATAGCATGGCAGCTATTGCTGTTGCTATGTCTGTTCTTTATCCATTACAAGATATGATAGCTCAAGCAATAACAGGAAATGAAGATTCGTCTGTTAGACGAGCAGGACCATATCACTTGTTACATGCCTTGTCTGATATACAAGAAGGTAAAAAACAACCTTACTCTGCTCTTGCTTCTTTCTTTACTTTTAATCCTGTACTTCTTGACCTAGCTCAAATTGCTGCTGATAGGCAATTGTATAATGGTCAGCAAATATATAATACAGGAGACACAGCAGAGAACATAACTAAAGATATTGGAGGTTATGCTGCTAAACAAGTTCCTATGATAAGTACGAGCCTTCAATCTGAAGGTGGAAGTGGTTTATGGAAACAAGTAGATGTTATTGACCCAAGTAGAAAGCAACTTATTTCTGAAAAGAAAACTCAAACGAAAATGAGAGTACAGGCTCGTAATAGAGAGAAGAGAGAAGCTAAACAAAGGTTGCATGAACAATGAAGATACTCATAATTGACGCAGGTGGTACTTGTCTTGACTTTGCTATTCGTTGCCAGTGTGCTGGCCATGAGGTAAAAGCTTTCATTCGTCATAATAAGGACGGGTCTCGCTGTGAGGTTGGTGATGGCATTATAAAGCGTGTTCCTCATTGGGAAGACCATATGAACTGGGCAGACCTTATATTCTGCACAGATAATACTTTCTATATATGGCCTCTTGAACGCTATCGTGATATGGGCTATCCTATTATTGGTCCTTCTATAGACACTAACAGATGGGAACAAGAACGAGACCACGGTAGTAAGATATTGGTCAAGGCTGGTATCAAAGAAATACCTACACAAAAGTTTAGCAAATATGATGAAGCTATAGCTTATGTGATGAAGAAGCCTGACCGTTATGTATCCAAGCCTATTGGAGATGGAGATAAGAGTATGTCTTATGTCTCCAAGAGTGCTGCTGACATGATATTCATGCTCAACTATTGGAAGAAAAAGAATGCCTACAAAGGTGAATTCATTCTTCAAGACTTTAGACCTGGTGTTGAGATGGCTGTTGGTGGGTGGTTTGGTACAAGTGGGTTCTCAAAACATTGGTGTGAGAATTGGGAATTTAAGAAACTAATGAACGATGACTTGGGTGTTGCTACAGGGGAACAAGGAACTATCCTTCGCTATACTGAGACATCTAAACTTGCTGATAAGGTATTGAAACCTCTTGAAGACTATTTACATGCACATGCTTATAGTGGCTATATCGACGTTAACTGCATCATTACTGATGATGGCACTGCTTGGCCTCTTGAATTTACGATGCGTCCTGGTTGGCCTCTATTCCAAATTCAACAAGCTCTTCATAAAGGAGACCCTGCTGAGTGGATGCTTGACCTCCTTGATGGCAAAGATACGCTTAAAACGTCTGGAGAAGTTGCTTGTGGAGTAGTTGTTTCTATACCTGACTATCCCTATTCTCGTCTGACTAAGAAGGAATGTTCTGGTTATCCTATATGGGGTATAACAGAAGAGGATGCTTGTGGGAATTTTCACCTATCGGAGGTACAATGGGGTAAAGCACCAGAGATGGACGGAGACAGGGTTAAACTTGATGTTCCCATGTATGTTACTGCTGGTGACTATGTACTCACTGTTACTGGTACTGGGAATACTATTGATGCTTCTAGGAAGAAATGTTATAAAACGATTAAAGACCGTGTGGAAATACCTAACAGTATAATGTATCGTACAGACATTGGAAAAAGACTAGAAGAACAGATTCCTAAACTTCATAAGATGGGGTATGTAAAGGACCTTGAATATGGCTCTTAATCTTCCTCCTATTCCTATTACTCCTATATCAGAGTGTCCTGAGTGGAGAGATTGGCTTACTAGACTTGCTGCTAATATAAACTCAACGGCTAAGTCAAGTAGTAATAATACTGGTTATTCTGCTCCACCTTCAAATGGTATTGGTGTATATGGTTTTAAGACTGTACAACAAGCCCAAGCAATAATAAATCTTCTTAATAATGGATAATAATATGGAAATTCTTAACAGACGGAAAACCGATGGTGATGTTGATGAAGAGACACATACACTTCATCATACATTTATAAAGGTTTTGATAGACAAAGAGAACCAGCGTATTGCTTTTAGGAAGAATGTAATAGAGAAAACAACAGCAAGTTTAATATGGTCATTTATAGTTTTTCTAGGTATGGCTATTTGGAAATACATTACTACAGCAGGAGTAAAATAATATGGTTTCAACAACTTTCGTAGATCAAGTAACACCCATAGTAGCAGCATGGGCTAATGATGTTAATGCTGCAACATATGCTGGTACAGGTGGTAGTTTAGGTCAGCCCTTTAATGTAGGAGCTACTGGTAGTGTTGCTACAACATTACAAGCTAAAGTAAAAGAACGTGTTTCTGTTCTTGACTTTGGTGCTGTTGGTGACGGGGTGACTAATAACTATGCTGCTTTTACAAATGCTATAGCCTATTGCAAATCTATAGGGGCAGAACTATATATTCCTCATGGGAATTATGTGATTGATACTACAGTAGGTTCGCTAATTTTAGAGTTTATAAACATCAAAGGTGAGGGTGTTACTAATTGTTCCGCAACACCAGGGACAGCAGGTTCCGTATTATCAATTACCGGAACTGCAAATAGTCCATTCAAGATGAAAAGGGGGGTTACGCTTGACGGTATTGCGATCTACTACCCGAACCAAGTTGACTCTGCAACTCCTGTAGTTTACCCGCCTACTATATCCGTGGATATAACAGATGGCCCAGTTAATTTTTGTTATGTGAAGAATTGTACAGTATTCAATGCTTATCGTTTCTTTGTTGACACAGACGCAACAGGTTCCATTGGTCATGTAATCTTCGACAAGAATGTTATCTATGGAATTTTGACTTGTTTTGAATTTGCAAATAGCGTAGAAGTAGTAAAATTCACAGACAACAATTTTACTTTCGGTCATTGGTTAGCTGCAACAGAGGGTGGATGCCGTGGATACACTCGTGCAAACGGTACTATAATGCAATGGACTAGAAGCGATGGGTTCATATTCACTGGGAACTTGTGTTTTGGGTATTTGAACGGTATCAGCTTTGCAACAAGCGCGTCGCTATGCCAGCTTATAAATATAGAAAGTAACCTGTTCGATCAAGTCAGAAATGGCATAGTTGCTTCTGGAACTGGGAATTTATCAGGGACGCAGATAGTAGGGAATTCATTCATTTCCTATAACTCACAGAATACCGCACTCTCTGGTCACGCGATAAATATTAGTACAACTGGGGTAGTAGCAGAAGAGACATTGATGGTATCTGGAAATAACTTCAGCACTTGTACCCAAGATCAAATAATCACTACTGGAACTGCCGTTCGATCTTTGACTTTTTCATCTAATAGTTTTACTGCATGGGCGACTTATGCGGTATCTGGTAGTTATGGTGCATTAAACATAACTGGAGCAAGTACGAGTTATGTGGCTACAGGTAATACTTTCCTATCTCAAGTTGCAACTTACGCAGCAGGTATTCTAGGTGCATGTGTTTATGCTGTATTAAGTGGGAACCTATTTGGGGGGTGTTCAGCAGCTATCAATGCTTCATTTGTGTCGCTTGTTACAAACGGTAATATAAGTTACGGCACAAGCGGGGCTACAACAGATTTAATTTCCGCAAATGATGTATATCAAGTTGATAACTTATGGGATAAACCTAGCGGGAAAACAACTAGGACGGCTTTTCGTGCATACCAAACTGCGTCACAGACAACCTCAGGAACGACACCATTAACTTTAGCTTTTGCGGCTACTCTATATAATCGAGGGACAAATTTCACAAGTACGACTTTCACCGCACCAAAAGCAGGAAGATATAGGTTTGAGTTTGCCATCTTCCATGACAATACTGGAACTGCTGGTGATAGATTTACAATAAGTTTAACTACGGTTTCTTCTGGTATTTCTTCACTAAGCTATAAAATGATCGCAGATTATAATAGCATTACCGGAGCGACTGAATTTCAAATGCCAGCATTGGATACTTTGACTTTAGTTGTGACAAGAGTAGGCGGAACAGGCGTGTTGAATACGGCTAATGATGGTAATTCAAATTGGTTATGTGGGAGTTTAATAGAATGAATCCATATTTTTCTACTAAAAGTAATATAGAAATATTACATGAAATTGAAGATAGAATACATTGTGGATGGAGACTTGAGCTTGATTTGCAATGGATGATAGAGAAACTAAGAGAGCTGTTATGATGTTTACGTTAAGTTTTATATCGGGGGTTATGTTAGGAATAGAAGTCTTTGATGATGAAGACGGAAGCTATTTCGTACTAGACCTTCTAATACTTAGACTTGTGATTGGATGGTAATATGTGGCATTATAAACAGAATACAGGAAGACTGTACGATAATACTAATAAACTTATTGCCATTGGATATGCTGGAGGAAACTGTGGGAAGAACAGAGAAGGTATAAATAACCATCTTATGCAAGATAAACCTAATATAGGTCCATTACCAGTGGGTACTTATACTATGATGGAAGTAGAAGAAGGACATCCTACAGGACCATTTACTATAGTGTTACAACCAGACAGTACTAATATTATGTATGGTAGGGGTGGGTTTAGAATACATGGTGACACTGTTATACGTCAAAGTGCTTCTGAAGGATGTATTGTATTAGCAAGACCTATACGAGAACAGATGTGGGATAGTAGTGACCACCAAGTAATAGTAGAAATAGAAGTATAAAAAAAAAAAGAGGAGAACAAACATCGTTCTCCTCAAAAACCCTAGAGCTGGCTGGCGTTAGGGGTTATATAATACAAGAATTACCGGAACAAGCTAGTTCTTGTGAGCTAGTAGTGCTATCTGTTTCTTCGATGAAAGCATCCCATTCTATAATGGTAGGGGTTGATGATAGTAGTTCCTCATATTCCTCCTTACTACATTCTGTGAATGGTGCTTGCTGGTAACTATGGTCTGTATGTGGCAGAAAACTTATGCCACTTATTTCATTAAACCTTTTGTATACCCAGGCTCCTACTTCGAGCCACTCCTCCTCTTTAACATAGATTGTGACGCTTGGTTTGTGGTCGCACCAATGTCGTTGGAAGACAAGCCAGTGTTCAAGTTGTTGTAAGGCTGTTCTGTCATTCCTGAATACTCCTTGTACAGGGGATGAGATGGGGAAGTATAGAATAGTGGTTGTGTCTTCCTTTCCAAAAGCTGGTTCTGATTTAATTCCTTGGTCTGTGAGGAACTTGGTGATTGGGTCTTTGTTGTCCTGCCTGATACTTCTAATGTAATAAGGACTATACCTAGGGTGTATGCCACCAGTTCCAGCAGAGCAGAGTTGAGCAACAGTACCAGAGGGCTTGACGCAAGTAATAGCCATGCTGTTATTAATACCCAATCGTTCTGCCCACTCTTTGTTAACTTCTCTAGCATAAGCTTTTAACTCCTCTAACCATTGTTGTAAATGGTCTTTTGAACAAAACCCATCACAATCACAATTGTCTGGTTGTACTCCAGAACCATTCAATACAGGGTGGTCCATTATCCCTGTCATAGACACCCCTAGAAGCCTTTCTTCCTTACAGTTGTCAGCCCACTCCTTGCTAAGGAATTGGAAGTCAGTAAGGGTACTCTGGATGGTTCCTATTATGGTTGCTATCCTTATCTTCTCTTTAAGAGTTTCAAAGTTGTCTTCCGGCCTAACAACAACCTCGGTGAGGTTGCAAAACTCTCTGTCCTTAAGAAGAATTTCACTACATGGGTTACAACCGTAGCTCGCCTCCTTATCCCTACCCAAACTAGCTGCTTGTTTCTGGGCAGCAACCCTATTAAAAATACCGCGTTCTCCCGACTTGGACTTAATAAGAGCAAGCCATTCCTCCATAAACGTCTCTGCATCTGGCTTTTCTGTGTAACATACGGAGTTGTTAGCCAAAGCCCTTTGAGGATTCTCTTCCCACCAAGCTCCAGTTTTAGCTTCACGCATTCTCCTATCTGTAAGATTACTTAAACTTATCAGAGCACTACGGCGAACACCACCTACAACAACTATTTCGCCTATCATGCACATGATGTCATGTACTTCTAATGAGTTGAGACTACGACCAGAGGCTTCTTTAAAGACCGTAACACAGTAGTCGAACAACCTTCGCAATGGAGCAGGTCCACTGGCTCTCCCACCAAAAGTTCTAAGACGTTCTCCCGCTGCCCGAACACGGCTATAGTCAACCTTTGGGACATCTCCCTCCCACAACGAGGACAAGAGTTTTCTGAAGGCTTTTGCCCATCCAAGTTTGCTGTCTCCAACGACGATTGTATCATCTGTATCCTTAAATGTTTTAGGTATTAATGGTAGATGTGCTATCTCCTGTCGTTCACAAGAGAACCCAACGCCTGTTCCATTCATAAGAATATACAAGGCTTCGCTAAAGGTTCTCTTACTGTTGACAGCAAGATAGGCACAGTTGTATGCTGCTATGTTGTCTCGTTCTACTGCTTCACCAGCCGTCATTAACAACCTCATAGACGGCATTACTTTCTGGTCATTGATAGCAAATAGTATTTCATCAAAATCTTCATCTGAAAGTTCATAACCAAACTTTTGTGTTTGTTTGTTTATGAAGTTCATATACCGATCTATTGTTTCTTCCCAAGACTCCCTTCGTTTTTCTGTCTCTAAGTATCTTGCATACCTAGTTTTATGTATTGTTTGTTCATAGGTATTTAACATACATCACTCTCTAGCTTGTCAGCTTTTTCTTCTATTATATCAACGAAGCGGTCTATTAAATCCTCCGATGAGATTTCTAATACTTCCAATATAGTTGTCTCGTCGAAGTCCTTAAGACGCTCCTGTATTTCCAGGAGCGTCATGGTCATGATCGGCTTACTCCATTAATTTTTTCTACTGTACGGAGACTACCAAGACCCAGCATACCTCCGAGAATAGTAAGTAGAGTCCCAAGATCAAGAGTAGGGGGGATAGCAAAGTGATAAGCGTTACTATACCATGCAAGAAGAGGCTGCCCAATAAAACTATAGACCAGGCCAAAACCACAGACCCAACCAACGAAAGGCCGCCAGCCAGAAACAAACGTAGAAGCATTAGCTGCTTCAACTTTGTTGATGTCCAACTGTCCTGTAATTTGGAGCAGAGTTCCATTCTGTTGTAGTTCCAATAGTTTAAGTTTAGCTGCATCAGCATCAGCTTGGTTTGGGAAGAAATGCCCTATAAGCTGTGTACCAATGTTAAGAGCTGCCGTTATTGGGTCCATGTTTCCTCCTTAGTTGGAACCCAAGTAGGGTCTGGTTCATCATGTACTGGTTCAAGTATTGGTGTGTCGTTCATGTATTATTAGTCCTATTATTAATATTATCATTAGTATTGCCATCTTTTAGTTCCCTCCAGTCAGGTAGGGATAGATCAAGGTCTGACTGTCGTCCATCCAGTCTATAGTTACCCGACGGATAACACCACCGACAGGGAATCCATCCCTCGACATCTCCACCCCAGTAAATCCCGTACAAAGATGTTGTGTCTTTGAACGCAACTCTAGCTGGAAGTCTGCTGCGGGTAATTGTACTAAGCCTAATGTGCTCAAGAATTACCTCTTCAATGTTTTGTTCCATACTCATATTCAATAGCTTTAATGAGCATTTGGAATTCTATATCAGGGTATTCATCATAGCCCCATTGAAACAAAGCAGGAGTGACAGCAAGGTCTATTTTCTTTTCTTGGAGTTGCTTAACTGTATTAAGCAATTGGTCTTTCATTGTAGAAGCTACTTCAGTATTAGGCTGCATAAACAAATTTATCCTTTTTAATTGTAATGTTCTTAGTACTCCTAAACCATGTCCCACACCTTGAGCACCTGTAACGCTGATACTGACAATTGTGAGTGTAGTACACTCCTCGCTTCTGATAAGAGTCTGAGCCACAGTTGGGGCAACAAAGACCATCAGTAGAATGAAGAGCATAGTTCGCATGGTTGGCAATCCAAGGTTTAAGTTTATGATAGACTTTCTCCAATAGAAGCACATCTTGAATGTTATATTCCTGCATCATCTTCCAACACTCTGGGTCATCATTCATACAACCTACCCATAGTTCATGTCCTATATGTTTAGTTTTCTTTCCAAGTCCTAGTACTTGTGCTACATAGTCTAGTTTATTAGAAGGAAATTTAAACTTGTTTCTAGCTACACGTAGTAAGTCTATTTGTTTGTAAGGACTAGGTGGAGTTAGTCCATGTAACAAGAACTCTTTATTGAGTGTTGGAATATCAAACTTAGTTCCATTATAATGAATGACAGCATCAGCTTCATCTAACAAAGAATGTATATGCGTAAGCATACTCTTAGTAGAAGAAATATATACACTGTCAAATATTGTCTCTGTCATACCAATCCAACGAGCAGCCCAACAGAGAGTGTAGCCAGAAGCCATAAGTTGGTTAATAGCTACATTCTGTTGCCATATACCCCATACATGTGCTACATTAGGGGCTGTTTCTATATCTAATAAAAGTATTTTCAATTAATTTACACCTAAGGATATATGTTCTTCAGAAAGTTTTATTACTTCTTTGTCAAGCATATCGCAGACAGCATAGTTTACTAAGTGTTCTGTCTCTTGCTCTGTTGCTTGTACATCAAAAGATATAAAACCTTGTTCGTCTTCTATAATATTAATTAACCTCATAGAGCTCCTTTAGTTTTCGTGTAGCTATTGTTATTAGTTCAGGGCTTCTTGTTTCAAACTGGTCTGGTATTTCTATTACATGAACAATACTATCTGGTGAATGTTTATGTATAATAGTTTTCATATATGCTTCTACTACTACAATCTCATCAGCCCATTCTATAAGAGCTTCAGAGATTGGTATTAGGGCATACTCCTCATTAATACCACAAGCTCTAGTATTGAAGTCAAAGGGTTTATTAGAGAGTATCCAAGCTAGTGTTGGGCTTCGTAACAAACCTGCTGAACATACTGTAAGTATTTTCTTACGCTTGCTTTGAAATGGGTTATGAGTATTAGATAGTTGGTTATAGGTTGCTGGTATCATTTAATCCTTTCTCTTTTTGTTTTTTCTTTGTGACAGACTGTACAGACCGTTTGTAGATTTTCAATCGGGCAGAACAGTCTTTCAATAAATCTGTCCCACGTTTGAAATCCTTCGGGTCCAATACAAGGTTTAATGTGGTCGACCTGTACATTGGTTGAAGTAAATGTTCCACTACAGATAGCGCATTTATAATGCTTTGCAACTCTGCCTGACTTGGGATTGATTCTGGTTTCGACATATGCGTTTTTAAGACACTGGTACTTCGGGGGCCATTTCCTGCTCCCCGCACGAAGGACTGATGTTATAAAAGATTTCCTCCTTCCCTCTGTCCATTCTATCTGTGAACTTTTCGTCAAGATTTCTCCATATATATAAACAATCAGCATTCATTAAAAAGCGTACTTCATCATTATAAAGTTTATATACTATATCAAACATTTGACTTTCAGTAGTACAAGGGTCTATTAGTCTTCCTGCCTTAACTTTACCTATGCCATCCACACCTCGAATATTATCACTAGTATCGCCAATAAGCATACTGCGATAAAAAGCTTTAAGTCCTTCGAGTTCATCTACCTCCTTATATGTTTTAGTAACAAAATTAAAATGACAACCTGGTATCATTAATAAATCTTTGTCTATTGAAAAAATAACAGAGTCATTTGTTTGTGCCATACCAAGAGCATCATCTGCTTCATATCCATCTGTTACAACAGCATTGTATTGATCTATTAAATATTCTCTACATATTGGTAGATGAATGGGTTTAGGTTTATCCTTTCTATTGGCTTTATATTCAGGGTTGATTTTATAACGGAAGTTGTTTGGACCTGTAAGGTAACAAACAAAAGAGGTTGAGCCTTCTAGTATTTCTTTCATCATGCCTTCCGTCCGAAGCAGAGCTATTTCTTCTGGCTCTGCCTCAGAGGAAGCTGCACAACGATAAGCTACTATATCAGAGTCTATTAGGGCTATCAATGTACTCATCTCTAGGAGAAGCAGCAGATTCTCCTACTACCCATTGGTCTATGGGATTCTTCTTTTTAGCTTCACCAAAAGTACGTTCCCAAGAATCACCATAAGCTTTTGTTGCAGGTTTAGTAACTATCCTGTCTCCTGTTATATTGTTTGTAGATGTTTTAGTCAATGTCGTAGTCTCCTCCTTCTGCAATTTTATCTTCAAAAGATTGGACACCTTTAAGAACATACTCTTCAAACTTCTGAGCTGTCTTAATAGCATCTTCTGTGCTATGAGTCTTCTTAGCTTCCAAGGCTAGAAGGGCAATAGCATTTGATAGGGAGCTCTGTCGTATGATGTATACTTGTTTTGTTGCTCGTTCTTCTGGTGTCTCATATGTGCTTCTCGGAGTTGCAGTTGTCTTTGCTCCTGTATTAGTTGCTGATGGTCCTCCAGTTGTTTTGGTAATGGACAATACATTCCAGAATTCTCCTTTCTTTTCTTTCTCTATGGCAATTGTTTCTCCTGGAGAAAGAGCTTCAAGTTGTCCTTTAAGAGGAGCATTAAACTTAAAAGTATTAACATGGAAAGCTTGTTCCTTAAGACTACCTGTATCATCACGATAGCTTAAACGATAACCAGGGTATTGCCCTCCATCTTTCTTTGTTACTTGTACATTTGCTTCCATTGATACTACGGTTCCATTGATTTGCATTTATTACCTTTCTTGTTGATTAAATTTTTAGTTCATACATATATTATAACGCACCTAAACAGCTATGTCAACTGTTTCTTCCATATTTTTTCCTACACTAACTTCGCATTGCAAGGGCAGGTCCCATTGCACTCCGAACATTCGTTGGAAGTTTCTTGGGATGTCTCTGAAGACATTGTGGAAGAGTATCGCTGATCTATGTATTTCAGAGTCTTCCACATCACAAACGATGCTATCGTGGATAGTGTTAACAATACAACCATTTATTTTTTCCTTATAAAATCGTTTAGTAAAACTTACACGAGCTATAGACATAATGTCTGCTCCCAAACCTTGAACTGGGTAATTCTTTATAATTGTTTCCGGTGTTTTTAGTTCTCCTCTCCAGTTGCGTTTAAGCTCAAAATTATATATACGTCCTGTAGGCATTATGAGGCGACCTGTTTGGGTCGCCTCTTGCACAATAGCTTTGTGCCATGCCGCAAGGCCATAATATTTAGTATAGAAAGCATCAATGACTTTTTGCCATTGCTTCTCAGAATAGTTTACAGAAGCAAAGTCAGGGTCAGTGGCGTAGGCATAAGCCGAGCCACCATACATTAACCTTTATGTTAGCTGCATGTTCCCATGCAGAGCAGACTATATCATCAACTAAAATCTTTATACTCATTTAAAAACCATTCTGTAATGAGTTGTGTTGCTGATTTAGTTGTCGGGGGCTTCGAGTTGTTGTCAACCCTACGAGCGTTTGCTCTAGTCGTTACACCTTCAAAGGCTTTCAAACATTTATAAGTTCTCATTGACATCTCCTATTAAAAGTAAAGATAATATCATACTCTCTTTTATTGAGTCTGTCAAGCGAAACTTAAATACCTTTGCTTGGCTCGGTATTGTCCGTTCTGGAGTTCCACCGAATTCACCCGATTTTACTTTCGCTATTTTGTTAACGAAAGACAAAAGTCTTAGCAATAAGACGAGAAGGAAGATTAAAGGCTTTTTGATTAAGACTATGTTGGTCTACTTTATTCAATATTTCTTGCTTAGCTACTTTGTCTTTAGAGAGGTATGTACCTACAACCCATTCAAGGGCTTTCGCATCACAGTTTATTATCAATAGCGAGTCTCCATAAATATTTTAGTTGTTGGGTCAGCATTCTGGAGGTTTGGTTTTGTACTACTTAATCTTCCAGTTTTAGCTACGCATTGGTTTAATGTTCCATGTATCATATCTTTTTCCCAGTTCATTTCCTTTATCAAATTGCTATATCCTACAAGATAAGTACCACGTAGTTTGTCCAGGGTTGCAAACTTGTTCAGCAAGGCCATTAGGAGCCTTGCCTTGCCATTTGGTTTCAAAGAACGTAGGACAGTCTCATTTACTTTCCAAAAGCCTTCCTTGGCTGTTTCTGAGCCTTTTAGAGGCTCCACAAGTCTGGGTAGGATGTATTCCTTTTTAAGTATTTTATTTCTGATTTGGCCTTTCTTTTCTCCTGTTGCATACCTTCCAATTGGGACACGAATTTCTTCGATGATGGTTCCGCCGTAAAGAAGAGCTGATACATGGTCGTTTGAAGCTGGGTTAAATGGTACTCCATTGGTAAAGGTTTCAATTTCATTTACTATCTCCTTTAATTCTGATTCTATTGTTGATGCTTTGGTTAGAGCTTTCTCTGTGTTGAATAATATACCATTGTATTCCATTTCTGCTAAGACTAACAGGTCTTGACATTGAAGTTTAAATAGAGGTAAGAGACCTTGAGATGATAGTAGTTCCCTCTGTTCTTGGTATATTAGTTCTGTAAGGTTTAGGTCTTGCATCAAATAGTCTGAGAGTTCATTCTTTGGTATTTGGTCTGTGTCTATTCCTTTATCCCAGTAGTTTAGTTCAATATTATCTATCTTCTGCCCTAGTCCATACCACTCACTTACACTGTCGAGAGAAGGATAAGGACGCTTTTGATGGCTAAGAAGAAACTCAGCAAGCTGACAATCCCATACGTTAATGCCTTCCAAGGAAACCCCATATCGGCGAAGCCAATGCAAGTCAAACTTGATATTAAACCCAATGAGCAGAGTACTCCTGCTGATAGTGTAAGTAAGTTCATCTCGTGTTTCCTTATCGAATTGGTTGTTTGTTTCATATGTTATTGGGTGAGAGTCTAAGAGTTTAACTCCCACCATAACAAGTTTGTTGGTTAAGTCAAAAGGGTTTCCTTTGTTGCTTATGGTGGTTTCAACATCAATGGTGTATATGTTTTCAGGCATAACTGTTAAACTCCTCTTCACTAATAGGTTCTACATCTGTCCAAGCAGCAAGATGTATAACATTGCCATTAAGGTCTTTGCAATAGCTATACATACCATCTATGTGACAGAAGTGAACAACTGTACCTTGGTCACAAGGAAGAGCACCTGGTGGTGCTCCTGTTTCTTCATTAACTCTTACATAGGTGTTACGAGGTACGTTGTATAATTTCATCTGCTTTTTCCTTGATAATGTTGTTAAAGTAGCTTCTAATAGTTTCAAAAGGTACAGGGGTGTAATTCCAATTTTCTACACAAAGATTTAGATAATGACTATTTTCTACATGTTTATTATGAAGATGTCCGTGAGCATTTCCTTTCCATCTAGATAAACTATTAGGATGAATAGGAATGTGGGAGAGGAGTATTTTATCTAAGGAGTGAATACCTCGAATATCCTTAAATAGCTGTGCATATTGTGAGAGTTTAAAGTTGTCGTGGTTGCCCTTAATAAGTACTTTGGTTCCATTTAACTGGTCAAAGACATGCTTCATATATGTGAAGTTTTTAAAACCACAGTCACCTAGATGATATACTTTGTCATTTGGTTTTACAACAGAGTTCCAGTTGTTTACTAAGGTTTCGTCATGTTCTCTTATATCAGTAAAGCCAGGACGAAGCGGAGTGTTGTCTTCTCGGAGAAAAGAAAGAATATTCTTATGTCCAAAATGTGTATCTGCTATTAGAAAAGTATTACTCATTTCTAGTTCTCCTTTTGTACAAATCCATAAGCAAGTACACCGTACCTCACGTCATCATCGGTAGCGCCACGTCTAAATGGTTTAGCTTCTCCACTTATACCAGTGACAATATAGCCGTCTGGAATGAAGTTGTACCACTCAGCGGGATATAACCAGTGTGTGTTACCATTTTCCTTATCCCATATCTGGCAACCAGCAATCTTTAGATTGTTTTCGCTCATTGTTTTTAACCTATCAAACTCCTCTACCGTTGTTGGCATGTAAGTTATCTTTTTGCCATCAGTGCGTGTAAACTGCGAAGTTATAATCTCAACAGATTCACCTTTTTCTACACCGAGTACATTTGCTAGTTGCTTGGCAAAATGAGGGTCATTAAGATTGAGTAGTGTTGTGCTGGGTGGAAAGTTTGCCGGTAGTTTTGGTTTCATTTCAGTTCTCCTCATTTTTAGGTTGCCCATAAATACCGATTGTCGTGTTATTTAAGTACGCAATCGTAGTGTGCTGATTTAGGCGGTATCAGCGTTTTGCAATGTTGTTTTCTATATCACGTTAGAAGGCTTGCCGTTTTGCGCCAAGCAAACAGATACAGCCTTCGGTGCCGCAGTGCTGAACTTGCAGCACCAGTTGTCAAACTTACTACCGTGCAACGCTGTGCCTTTTTTGTGTCCGGCCTTGTTATGGTGTGGGCACATGTAGCAGTGTTCCGGCCTTTTCTGTTTCATGGTTTCCGCCTTCTAACCCATCATTCAAGAGTGACAGGCCAGAAGCGGCCAGCCGCAACAGGGATGCTTCAAATCGTGCTTTCATTGCTTTGTCCTTGTGATACGGTTAAATCTTCAAGCACCTTGCAAATGTCATCACGCAATACTTTCTTCCAAAACACATCGGTGTATTTCATCTGGTCAATAACAAGTTCACCGAAGTCACGCTGCCCTTGGCGGTATGCAGCAAGCAATAGAGCCTCACGGTCTGCAAATTTCCATTCTTCATGAGCGTCTTTAAAGTTCTCCCACCACTTATCAAACTGTTCGCGTTCTTTTGTCATTTCCCGTTCTCCTCAAATTGCAGCATGGCTTTCCAAATTTTTAAGTAATCGCTTGATTCATGTGAATATGACCCTCTGCATTTCCTTCCTAGCAGTTCACCAATGGCTTCACCTATCCTAGTTTTGCATATATAATCTACAGTAGGCTCCACAGGAACCAGCACGTAGCCATCAGGCTCACCCTTCGCGGCAAGCTGGGATTCAAGCTCCGCTATTCGTTTACCCAACGCTTCGCAGCTTGGGCAATACTGACTGACATCTTTATTCATTTCCCGTTCTCCTTATAAGTCTTTATATCTTGCAAGTTCTGGTTGAATAATACACTCTATACGTCCATGTCTCATAGTGGGGTCTGAGTCTTCATCTCCTGAGAGTTTGTTTTTAGAAAGATGTAAATATCTAATGTGTTCTAATCCAATTTCATGAGTTGCTCCAATTCCAAGAATCCAGTCTGCTTCGGCTTGTTTGGCAGTTTTGGCGTTAGCGACATTATCCATGTTAAGCCATTTACGTCCTTCTCCAGTGACATCTGCTTGGCATACTCCGATAACAGGACAATAAGACTTTGCAAGTTCCCGTGCCCATATATAGATGGAACCCAATCTGAGGTCTTCTCTTTCATTTATAAATCCTTTCACTTTATCTATTTGGTCAAAGACAACTAAAGCAGGTTGATATTGTTTTATTATGGATTCCACTCGTTTTCTATGAATTCCGGCATCATCATAGAGCAGGATGTTTCCATGTGTTCGTCTGAGGTATTCCGCTTCTGCCTTCTCTCTGTCAGTGTAGAGAGTAGTGAGGGTGCAACCCAGGGCTGCTTGGAAGCATCGAATTTTGACCTTGGCTCCTCCTTCTTCATTGTTGAACCAGATGATTGGTTGAGATGTTTGTGAAGCGAAGAAAGTAGTTTCTGAAGCGAGGAAAGTTGTTTTTCCAGTTTCAGGACGTGCGAATATGAAGCCGAAGTCGCCTTTTCGCAGACTTCCAAGCATTCTGTTAAGAGTGTTAAGTCTCCATCTGAGTCCTTTATTATGTCGTGTATCATTGTAAAGCTCCTCTAAATTGTCTGTTATAAAGACAACATCTTCGATGTGCTGTCGTTCTTTAAAGCTTGTTTCATAGAATGAATGAATTGCTTCAACTTCTTTACGTCCTTCGGATACGTCAAGAGATATAAGGGCAAGATTGTGTGCAAGGCTTCGCTCCACTGTTGTGTTGATGAGAGATGATAGTAGTTCATCACTAACCTCTGCTTTCTCTATTTGAGTTGTAAAACATTCATAATCAGGATATTTAACTAATAAAGACAATTTAAATTCATCAAATGTTATATCTCTATTATATACTTCTATTAAACTATCTAATGTATTATATATATTATATAGTTCTTTATTATCTTTATTAATCTTTATATGTTGTCTATATTGGTTATAGTTATTAATATATAATAGTCTTTTTAGTATTAATAATTCTAACATGGTTTATCAAGTCTGTCAAGATAGTTTTGTTTCCATTGTTTCTTCTTCCAAGAAGTATAAGCATTTTTTGCATTAGGAATAGTTAAGATAGCATAGTACAAAAGATATTGTTCTTCAGAAGCTTCAGCATTAAGTTTAAATGTTTCTACCATCTCACAAGGAACCTTACTATTACGTAAGAACTTTGTATATGGTATCTTGTATTGGATTAATAATGTTTCTGATTTCGTCATAGCTATGCTCCTTGGGGTCTTTATCTGAAATAATACTTCTGCATTGCAGTCCACATAGTCTTCCTAAGCGTGCTGCTGAGGCTGCCTCCGGCCTTTTATCAGGGTCAAGCCATACCCCTACCTTGGTGTCTTTAGGAATTAGTTTAATGAGCCTTCTGAAGCGTTCTATGCCTATGAAGCTACCATAGAGGGGCATAGCCATTATACCACAGTTAGAAAGTTTAATGGCAGAGACAATGTCTTCACATAAAACTATCTTGTTTCCTTTACCAAGGATGTTAAATGTATCCTTCAGATTGCCTTTACCATACCACTTAGGTATTTTAGGATTCTTTACTTGTGGTAAATGGAAAGCTCTACCTTGCCATGCAATGAGTTGTCCATCCCCGTATACAGGGAATATAAGGCGCTGAAGAGACTCACTCCACATAACATTATGATTAAGACAATCAGTTGTTGTAAGTTCATATTGTTCTATCCATTCGATTGCTCTTTTTGGATACAGGATGTCACAGTCAATGGGAAGATAGGGCGGTTCTTGAAGATAGTTTTCCTGGCCTTTGGTTTTAAGATGTTCCAAACCAGAAGCACTTCTATAATAAGCACAAGAATAACAAAAGCTGTGACCGTCAGAATAGATGGCAAGGTTGTCTCCATGTTTATCCTTCCCCAGTTTCCCACATTGCGGGCATTGTTCCTTCTTCACAACTGTAGAGTGTGTCATCATAGGTGCTTTCTATATCAACTTCATGTAAAAGGTCGTATCTATTTACAACGTCTGCTATCTCCTCAATCTCAATTGTTTTATAACAATGGTTACAGAGGTCTATGTATTCAACTGAGTCATCTTCATATACTATCTTACGTGTACTTTCAAAAGAGGTTAGGTTTTTATCACAAGCTTTGCACCTCACTTAGGGCCTCCTAGTATAGCTTCTATTGTTTCTGGTGTACTTATACCCGTTAGTATGGAATAGAATCCACTAAAGTTATGAGCAAAGTTTTGGTTTGTGCTTAAATATTCTTTTCCTTTTTTTATTTTAGTAAGAAAGATGTTTTCTTTTTCTGGAGTAAGAAGTTTTATATATTGATTTTCTGGTTCTCGTACATCTCCTATTGTTTTATAACACATAAGTTTTAAATAGAATGTGTACAAGCTTATTTTCCAAACGCAAGATTGCCAGGCTTTGTCAGCTTCAATATATATAGTAAGAGGGTCTTGTGTAGGTTGAAAATTACTGAAAGTAGTGTTAGCTTGTTTTTCTTTACCATAGATAAGAGGATAGTTATTAGTAAAAGTGAGTTTTGTTTTTTCATTTGGAAAGGTCATAGACAGACGAAGACAGTCTTTGTTATATGGTGTTTTGTTATAGTCGTATGTAAAGTTATATATATTTACTTCTTGTTTTGTTTTTTTACTCCATATACAATCACCAAGAAAGTCTCTGCATTTTGATGGTACAGTTAGTTCTTTATATTTGTTTCCTTTCTTATGTATGAAAGCAAATTTAGTATTTATAGATTGGAACATTTCTTGTAAAAAGTTTTGTGGTTTTTTTTCTAGTTTTATCATTTTTTTATTCCTAATAGTTTAGTCATTACAGGGTTAAGGTTATTAGCAATAGAAATAAAACCAACCAATACATGTACAGTATTGTATTGATAGTATGCATCTTTATCCCAACAGCTTTTAAATGTTTCTTTATCAAATATTTCCTTATCTTCTTTTATATTGCTAAGCCATATCTTTTTATATTTAGTAAATAGATTCCAATAGGTTTCATTTGTTATTTTTCTTGAACTATAAGAATAGGTTTTTAATAGAAAAGAATAGATACTTATTTTCCAACAGCAGTCTTTCCAAGTTTTGTCTGCTTTTACTATGAGAAGTTCTGGGTGTTTTGTTTTAAATACAATAGTTGGTTCTACATCTGCTTGTTTTTCTATTTCGTTTATATGTTTTAGGTTCTTTAAGAATGTTTCTTTGTCTCCAAGAGCTTCCCAATGCTTATCAGAGAACCAAAGTCCTATGTATGTAGGGTCATTTTTAATGTCAAAGGTACAATTTTTACTAAACGTACTTACATGAGGAAGTTTATTCTTCAAGTCAAATATAATATCAGAGAGATAAGAACGACAAGGAGCTAGTTCTGATTTTTGTTCATATCTGTTTTTTATTTTATCATGTTCAAAGAAAGCCATTGAAAGTCCATGTAATTCCGGGTTTTCTTTTAATAATTTTACTTCAACCATTTTTTATCTCCTCTTTGATTATCTTAGTGAGGTTTTCTAATGTTTCTTTGTGTAATGTAGGAGCACTATTGATTTCTAAGAGATGAAGATTTCCTTCTTTATCTCTTAAAACATCTAGTCCACAAAAGTCAAGACCAATTGTGTTATATATTGTATTTACTAGAAAGAGAAGTTGTGGTTGTTCTTCAACTCCTTTGAAGTGTTTAAAGTGAAAAAGTTCATTCTTTTGTATCTTATCATAGACAGAAACAACTTTATTACGCCATATATTGATACGAAATTCATTTGTATGGTCAATAAATTTAGTCCAGAATACTGCTTTTGTGTTGTGTAATTCTTTCTGATTGGTAATGTATGTAAGACCTTTACCATTGTGTCCATCGTCTACAGCACGACTTACAACTGTTTCCCCCTCTTCAAGCCATGTAGCAGCTTCTTCAAGGTCTGTTGTATATGGTACAGTGATGTTGTGTTTCTTTAGTTTATCAAAAGTAACATGTTTTTGTATTACCATCTTAGTATTGTCTGTTTTATTCCAGACTTTACTAGTTGGTTTAGTCTTAATTACAGGACTGAAACCATATTTAAAGACAATAGAATAGTTTTCAAAGTTTCTATTGGCAGTTTTAAAGGGTTCTTCAAACAAACAACCAACATTATTTGCAAGAATTTTAGCACTTATTGCTCCTACTCTACTACTAATTATTATCATTGTCACTATTTTCTCCCAAAAAATTTAAAGATTGGATTTACATCATTATAACAGTCTTTACACATTTTAAATCCATTTATGTCATGTGGTTTTCCTGTTATTTCTAAACCACAATCTTCACATAAGTTTAGAGTTGTTAGAGCAAAACTATTGGGGCTTTTTGGTTCCCAGGCTTTAATATCTTTTATGGTATATGAAGTTTTACCTTCTGATATACGAATAAAATGTACTGTACCTTCTAAATCTGCACAATTTTCAATTGTTTTTAAATCTTCTATATCAGAAAAGTAGTTTATTCTCCATTCGTCTTCAAAATCTACCTTAAAATCTATTATTTTGGCAAAAGGATATTTGTTAATGTCCCCTTCAATGTAAGTAACTTGGTTATTATAACCTTTATATTTGATGTTTGAGGCTCGAAATCGTACTCGTTCACCGGACTTGTATTCCTTGAGTTTGTTTTTCCAGTTAGAAGGTGAATAATTCCATTCTTGTTCTTTCCAGGTATTTTTGTATTCTACATCTTCTGTTTCAAAAGTTCCTGGTGTGTCTTGTTTAAATTTGTATATCTTTTTTGGTTCAATGTTAATTGTTTTAACAAAACCTAAACGATTACGTTTTCCTACCCATTCCCCCATTTCTGGTTCACTACAGATAATATAACTATTATTTGTTTCAACCAAATTTAAAGGACGTTGGTTATTGCGACAAAGATTGAGAGTTTTTTCTTTTTGGTCAAACCATACTAGAGCAAAAGCACCGTCAATCTTCTTAAGAGTTTCTTTAGCCCCTATTTCTGCAATTGATTGTGCAATGGCATTGCTATCTACTTCTGCATCTCCAAGAAGATTATGATTGGATATAGTACCATTGTGAACAAGAACAATGTGTTTTTCACGAAAAGGATGTGTACAAGCTTTATCAATCTTTCCTTTTGTTGCTGCTCTGTTATGACCAACAATAAATTGTGCTTCTTTAATAAACTGTGCTTCTGCATTATCGAATTCTTTCGTGTTAATAAAAGCAGAAGCAGATATAGCATCTTTAATAATACGAACTGCAACCTTGTCTTTTTGTGTATTAAAATATACACCAGTTCCGTTTGTTCCTCTAAGCTGGTCAGCCCATAGGAGTTGTCGGAAAGTATCCCAATCGGTTTTATAAAAGCCTGTTTTTCTTTTTGCTATAAGTCCTACTATTCCACACATACTATAGTCCTTTAATTGGAAGAATAAGGGTTGAGGGTGTTGATTTTAAGAAAACTTTCTTAGTTTGTGCTATACACATTTCAACATCTTGTTTAAAAGTAGGTTGAGATGTTATAAGAGTACTGCTGGTTTTAAATGTTTCTTCTGCTAACCAATGATATTCACTAGTTGTATTCATTCTAAGGAGAAGATGCTCTATTGCTTCATAATGATGTTTTTTAGCTGTTATTTTTAAAGAAACAATAAGATTAATCCAATTAAGAATATTTTGTATGTCTGTATTGCCTTTCATATGACGGAATTCAATTGTTCCTGTTTTTTTACTTTCCCCACCATATATAGGACTTAGGTTAAATCCTGAATATTTATACCAGCAATATTTAATAATGTTATTATAGTTTAAAAAGTAAATAAAGTCTTTTACCATTCGAGGATAGAAGAAAAGAGGGACACAAAAGTTGTTATTCCAACGATTTCCAGAATAGTTATAAAGAGATTTCTCAAATATCATATATAAAGCTATAAAGGTTTTGAGTTCTTCAAGAGTAAAATCACGAACATTAATATGTATATGAATACTACAACGACTACTTGTTACTGGTTTGTCTAGACAGGAGAAGAGTCTGTTTAATTCTACTTCAATATATTTATATTGAATTGGAATTGATACAATTTCTAGTCCTTTTTCTTTTAGGCTGCCATCTTCAACTGAGTTCCAGGTAGTATGTGATAGGTCTGTTTTGAATACAACATGTTCAAGTTCAACTTCAACTCCAATGTATGTTGTAGGAGCACGAACAAAGAAGTTTCCTAAAAGACCTTCATATTTAGAAAGTGGTTTATATTTTCCTTCTATGTCTGTAATTTTTATTTCATTAAGAGGTTTTGGTTTTTCGGAAGGTGCTGTTTTAAGTTTATAAAAATTTGTTGGTATTTTTTGTCCCCAGTTAAAGTTTTGTGGGGGTGGATTTTCTTCCTCTAATAATTCTGGATAAACAAGTTTAGTTTTGGGTTTTTGTAGAGGGAGTTCTCCTAGGGTAGGTTTAATTGGCATTATTGTTCCAATCTATGAGTTCTTGTTCATAAAGTCCATCGGTACAAACAATAGTCTTGTTCTGAATGATACCAATAGTTTGATTAAAATAATATATGTATTGGTCTTTGTCAACACCAATAAGTTGTTTAATACTTTTATGTATTTTATTGTAAAGTTCTATTCCAGAATTGTTAAAGGGGTCTGCTGATAGTGCTTCAAGAGAATAATAGTCTGGATGCCAGCTTTTAAACCATTGTCTTTTTGGTCTTTTCTGAACACAATAGGCAACGCCATCTTCAGTAATATATAAACCTGCTTCAGGTAGCCATTGTTCAAGAGATGTTGGTGCTATATAATTTTCACCAGTGTTTATTCTTTTTTCTACAAAATCAAAGTATTTAATGTATTCAATTTTATTGTCAACAATCATGTATGTACTAGCAAGTTTCTTTTTACATTCTTCCATGAATTGTGTTGTAGGTTCTTTAAAATCCATTATCTTTAAAAGATGTTTTATCATATTAAGCTAAAACATTAATTTTGTATTGATTGCAAATGGTTTGTGCAAGATTTATGTCACCTGTATTAATACAAGTTTCAATCTTCTTACCTTCATCTTTAGTTATTTTATGCGGATATTGACAAGCAAGTTTAGATTGTTGAAAGACCCAACTAACAAGTTCATTGTTCCACATCCAGAAGTTAGAGAGAACACGATATTCCCAACCATAGGGTTTAGGACGCATTGCTCCAGCTTTACCATAGAGTTTACGTCTTGTATTGCTTGCTTCATTATTATCCATGATGATGGAAGGTACTCCTAGAAACAAGTCCATATTGCGAACACCATTAATGAAAGGAATATCACTACCAATGTGAATGTGACCACCAGCAGTACGAAGATTTTCATCTTTTGTTTGTGGTTTCTTATTTTCTTTCATGCTCCAGATGTTATAATCTGGTTCACATCCAAAAACAAGAGCGTTTGGATGTGTAAGTTGCATTTTATCAAAAGAAACAGAAGATTTTGTTGATGTTACAAGATCGAGTTTATTGAGAATGCTTTTAATTTCATGCCTCATTGTCTTGAAACAGTTTACAAATTGTTGTTCTGTGTTTGAAGCGGGGATGTTGAATTCAAAAGCAACATTGTCTTCTTGTATTGCAAAACCTCTACCAAATTTGGTAAGTTTCTTAGGTGCTTCTTTACTACCACCAATTTTACCACATAAAGCAATGTGTTCTTCATTGGTGTTTTTTGCGAATAGCTCCATATCGGAGCCTATGGTTTTAAGCATTTGAGTTCCTTAGAAAGAATAGGTGATGTCTAGTTTTAAAAGAAGATTGTTGAGCCACTTAACAAATGGGTCTTGTTTTGTGCTCCATTCTGGGTGTGGTTGTATCCCTAAACATTGTGTATTAGGCCACCATACAATTTCAGCACAATTTGGTATTTCAATTAATCTCATTTTGTTATCAAAAACATTAGTAAGTCCAGGATTCCAACCTATTAGTTTGTGATTGCCTTTTGGAACCATTACTTGATGATGACCTGCTGTTACTTTGTGAAACGTTTGCTTTTCATTGCCCCATTGTACTTCAATTGGATGCTCATTGCCTTCATGGGGATGTGTGTGTTGGTGTAAACTACCTCCATTGTAAGCACAAAGAAGCTGTGCTCCACGACAGATACCTACAATTGGTATTCCTTGTTCAATGGCTGTTTGTATTGCATACCACTCTTCAGCATCTTGTTTGTCGTTGCTACGTTGTGTATATGGATGGGGAGTTTCGTTGTAGAGATGGGGTGAAATGTCAGTTCCACCCCATAAGACTAGTGGTTTTATCACTTTTTATTGCTTCCTAGGCAATGAAAACCATTAGTATTCATACGCAGATCGACTTTTGATTCTCTGCTTCCTTTGGCTATCATCAAATGGAAGTCATGGCGACGACGATCTAAGTTTGATTGTTGTTTCTTAAATTTCATTTTAAGCTCCTTGTACAGATTTTTTGAAAGCTTGAGCAATAGCACCATTGTAATGCTTATGCCAATTGATGACAACCTTTAAGAATTCTTTGTTCTGAATTTTATGGTTTTTTTGTTGAGGAATAGTTTTATTCATAAATACTCCATTTTGAGAATGGTTTGGGATTGACTTGGTTTTAGCTAAACAAAAGAAGAGGGAGGAGCTATGTTAGCCTCCTCCCAATGTGTTATAAAAGAGCTTTTGCTATTTGCTCTGTTATCATTTTCTGGACAGCATCTATGTTTGTGTTCTGTGCTACTGCCATGTCAACTGCGTTGCCGCTGCCGTTGACTGCTTGCTGTGCTGCTTGAAGCTTGTTAATTGCTGCTTGCAGGGCTGCTATTTCTGCTCCTGCTGTTCCGTCTTTGACATCTTTCACGTTCTGACGAGCTGTTGCTGCGTTCTTCCAAGTTGCACGGAAGGTACGGATGTCACCTGCAATCTTGCGGAGTTCAGGTTCAAGAGGATTATCAAAGTGTTCAAGAGTGTTGAGAGCTTGTTTGATGAAGCTTTGAGCAAAGGATATTTGTAACCCTGCTGGCAGGTAGTTGGCTACCCCGTTAATTTGGTTGAACAACTCAGGCATATCAATGTCCTTTGTTGGCCTTCCGTTTGCATCAAGCAGATAGGGAATGAGGTTAGGAACTTGTTGACGTGTTGTTTGGTTGTTACCTTCACCTCTAATTTGGTTGAACAACTCAGGCATATCAATGTCCTTTGTTGGCCTTCCGTTTACTTGTTGACGTGTTGTTTGGTTGTTACCTTCTGGCTTGTTCATTTTATTTCCTTTTGAGTTAAGTATATAATTAATTATCTTCAGGGGGCGGTTGCCACCGGCAACCAACCGCCCCCAGTCTTCTTATTCTTGAGAGTCAAGACCTAACAGTTCTGGTATTTCATCTTCTGCTTCCTGTTCCTCAATGTATGCTTCAATTGAAGCCAGTAGTTCTTGTTCTGGAATGAGGTTGCCGTCATCATCGTAGAGTTCCCAATATTGACGTACAATCTCGCAGTTATGTTGTGTTAGTATACGGTATTGGATATACCTATCGCTGAATACTAGTCTCCAACCTTGTTCAAACATTAGGTCGGAGAGCTGGTCTTCAACTGCTACGTAGCTGTTTAGATGCTTGTTAAATAAGATGCTTTGCATTATATTCTCCTAATTGTAAGATGGGAATATGTTTGGAACTGCTGCTAGGTGATGCGGTGAACCCGGTTTTATATGTTCTGTTGCTTTCTTCCAATAGGTAGGATGAAACCTAAGGTTCAATTTGTACAGTTTCTGTGTTAAAGAACGGAGGTGTTCTTGCTTTTGTGTTAGAGTATCCATTTCTAGTTCCTTTCATCATATGCTTCATAGAGGAGGGCGAATCCCCAAAATAGCCCAACTACTCCTACTGCATACCCTATTGTGAATAGGGTATCAATCCAAGCACTATCCATTTTATTTCCTCTCTCTTAAGAGGGGCGTTGCTACTGCAACACAACGCCCCGATAGTCTACTCAGGCTTTTCATCAGGACTGTTGTACCAATCAAGAAACTCTTGCGGATAATTTCCTGACTGTACCCAATGGTTAAGAACTTCTTCGGCTTCTTGTCCTTGATAGTTGCCATTTACCCAATAGCGGAACCATTCTTCCAGTGTAAGTTTAAAGCTCATGTTATTCTCCTTTTGTTTGGTTTAAGAAAACAATGAAACACATACGCACATAATCGCGCGCATTGGCGCTTTATACGATACAACTGCCCACTAATCAAGAATGGAACAGCCGCCCCCGCCGCTTTTGGCGGGGTTAACAGCGGCTGATTCCACCGCCACGCTTTTGTGGCGGCGATGGCTTGATTTACACAACCCAAAATTAAAATGTCATGCGGCTTGCCGCATTCCTTGTGTGAGTAAATCTTATCGTTCTTTATTAAGGAGTGGGCGGTTTTAGCGTATAATGCGACAGCGAATATGTGTGTGTGTGTTCTGAGTCTGTGGTATTACCGGAAGAACATCGTTCTTCCTGTTCGCCCGCCACGCTTTTGTGGCGGTTAACAGCGAACACAGACGAAAGACATCCCCGCCTAAGCGGGCAGCGGTTCTGAATACAAACGGACAAATTGCCCGCTGTTGGCGAGGGGTATGCCAACAGTGGAACAGCAATTTGCTTAAATAAATATGAAGAATAGCTCTGAAGAAGAAGACTGCTACAGCAGACAAATCCTGTACACCGCTAGACGTGTGCTTTTGATACTTTAAAAGCGGCTACATGCAATGTAGGACAAGACCCTCAGGGTCGCGTCAGCAGGTGGTTTTGCTTTTCAGTAGATAGTAGAGAGATAAGCTATTGCATAAGTTATTGAGTAGATAGAGAGGTGTAATGCACCTCATTACAACCCAATAAAGCTATATTAATCAATCCTCTGGGCTCTCTTTCTATAATTATTCTATGACAGGGGGAGGGGAAATTAAAAAGACTCTATAATCTGTGTGTCACACCATTCTATATTTTTATAACTTTTCCCATGTGTGTAGATTTTATTAGAGGCTGTTTAAAGGGCTTAGGGGTAGCTCTTGGCTACCCTTGTAGCCCCTGATGTAAGAAGATGTCACTAAGGGCCCTTAAAAGAGCTCCTAGGGCTATTGATAGGGTAGAGGCTCGGTGTATAAAACAAGAGCACACCTCGCGTATATATTTTTATAGTGTTCTATAATATTATAATATAGCTCCTCTAATAAGAAGCTTTACAACAAAGTAAAGCTTCTATAAGGAGCCTTGTTCATAAAGAAAACCCTAAAGGGTTTTCTATAATGAACTATATTAATATAATATATATATATAATAATTATTATAATATAATATATATATAATACTACTGTCTTTTTAAATATAAATATTCGTCTTCAAAAAAATATATTAAATAGTTCTTGACAAAAGAATGAAAGTGTGATATAATAGATGTATACTAGAAATTTATTCTACTCCTATGCTCTTAGATAGTCTTACAAAAGATTCACAAAGCTTACCTTCTAAAGAGTGGAGTGGCTATGAGTATGAAGGTAAGGAAGTAGTTACTCTTGGACAAAGAGGTCGTCCTCCACGTTATAATAAGAATCCCAACTACTATTCTCTTGAAGAGAAGACCAATGCTGCTACTCTCTATTGTGTCTATGGAGACTTGCAAGAAGTAGCCAAGATAACAGGACTACCTATCCCTGTCATTAGAGATTGGAAGAATGAACCTTGGTGGACTGAGATACAGAAGCAAGTGTTTGTGGAACAGAACGAGAAACTCTCTTCTCAAATATCCACAGTACTTGGTAAAGCAATAGAACAGATAACAGACCGTCTGGACCATGGAGATCAAACCTACAATCCTAAGACGGGACAAATTACACGCAAGCCTATAGAGGCTAGAGTGCTAGCAGGGCTCTTCGATAGCTTAGCACATCAGCGTAGAGTAACACGAGGAGAGCCCACATCCATCACAGCCAAAGTAATGGTTGATGACCGTCTTAAACAACTTGAGGAAGCTTTCATACGTTTCTCTTCTGCAAAGGATATAACCAATGAAGCTACCTCTTAAAGACCCAGCAAAGAACTTCAAGACCAAGAAAGAAAAACATGCTGCTGCTGGACAGAATAAAGATGTGGCTAAAGCCCATAAGAGTTTACCCAAGCACAGTGGCAAACCCATTGCCACAGGACACCCCCGTTCAGGAAAGAAAAAAGGAACAGCCTAAAATGACAACACTCGTAGAAACCATCAACCAGAAAATAGCTGCTGTCCAAGCCAACTCTGCTAAGGAAATAGCAGAGTTGCAGTCTGACCTTGATACCCTTCAGGGAGCTAGTCAAACCTCTGTCATCAATCAGGACATTGAATCCATCAAGGTGTGGTTCAACATTGTTACAAAGCATCTCTCTGAGTAATGCCTTCCTCTCCCGGGTACAAAAGAGATTACAAGGCTGAGTATAAAGCTCATCATTCTAGTCCTGCTGATAAAAAGGAAAGGGCTGCTAGGAACAAGGCTTCAAGAGCTAAAGGACAGTCTGGAATGGATGTGGACCACAAATCCCCTTTACGTTCTGGTGGTAGTAGCAGTCTTAGTAATACTCGCATACGGTCTGTTAAAGCTAATAGATCGGACAATGGACACGTAAAAGGCGAGAAGCAAAAGAAACATACATAGGCAAGGAGAATTGGATTCAGGCAGGTCTCATAAGCCAGCTTTAGATGGTTCGACTCCATCCCTTGCAACCAACTAATGAAACTGACAAGTCAACTTATATATGGATTTGCTGGAAGCATACTTAGTAAGAGATATGACAATGCTGTCAACACTCCTCCATTCCACCTTGAGCTATGGGACTTATTTTGTAGTGAGCATCCTTTGGTCGCTGTTGCAGCTCCCAGAGGTCATGGTAAGAGTACCACGTGCTCTCATGCTTACATCCTTGCTAACGCTTTGTTCAGGGCTCGTCATTTTATTTTAATTGTAAGTGATACAGAAACACAGGCAGTAAACTTTCTTAATGATATTAAACAAGACCTTAAGGACAACGAAGACCTCATTGACCTGTTCCAGATAAAAGGTTTCAAGAAGGAAACTGAAACCGACATTATAGTGGAGATGTCAGATGGGCATACTTTCAGAATATTGGTCCGTGGTGCAGAGCAACGAGTACGTGGTCTTAAGTGGAATCAGCTTCGCCCTGATCTTATTGTATGCGATGACCTTGAGAACGAGGAACTTGTCTACAACAAAGAACGCAGAGAGAAGTTTCGTAGATGGTTTAATGCTGCTCTGCTTCCTTGTCGTGCTAAGCATGGCATTGTACGGATTGTTGGTACTGTGCTTCATCTCGATAGCTTGCTCAATCGCTTATTGCCTGAGGATAGTGACCCACTGACAGTACAGGAACCTTTAAAGACTTATAGTCGTAGACGCAATGTAGTCTGGAAGGCAGTAAGATATAAAGCACACAATGAAGACTTCTCTGCAATACTTTGGCCTGAGATGTATGATGCTCAATGGTTCAAAGACAAGAGAGAAGACTTAACAGAACAAGGATTGCCAGAAGTATATGCTCAGGAATATCTTAACTATCCTATCGACGAGTCCACTGCTTTCTTCAAGAGACAGGATTTCCTGGAGATACGCGATGATATGCTTAAGGACATCGAGGATGACAAAGTAAATGTCAATTATTATGTGGGCTGTGATCTTGCTGTTAGTACTGCGGATAGGAGTGATTACACAGCATTTGTTATTGCCGCAGTTGACGATAAGGGAATTCTTAATGTGGTTGAAGTCCGTAAAGCTCGTATGGACTCAATGGAAATTATTGAAGAGTTCTTTGCTATAAATACAATATACAAACCAGAATGGTTTGCAATGGAACGTGGAACCATTGAGAAGAGTCTAGGCCCAGTGTTACGAGCCGAGATGATAACACGGAACAACTATTTACATTTTGAACTTTCTACAGCGAACAAGGATAAGACAACAAGGGCTCGTGGTATTCAGGCTCGTATTCGTGCAGGTGGCATTAAGTTTAATAAGAGTGCTGGTTGGTATTCTGACCTTGAAGATGAGTTTGTCAGGTTTCCTAAAGCAAGGCACGACGACACAGTAGATGCTCTTTCTTGGCTTGGTATAACCTTTGACAGGGTTATAGTGGCCTCCTCTAGAGAAGAGGATGAAGAGGAAGAATATCAATTTATGATTAAAGACCAAGAGTCTGGAAGAAGCCTAGTCTGTGGATATTAAGTTATGGATGAAGAAGAATACAGACAAATGAGAGAGGGATTATTTAAACGTAATCTACCCTTTTCTAAAGGGAGGTTTGAACTTACTTCTTTATCTGAGAAGGAGGAAGAGAAGTTTCAGAAATGGGTACAGGAGAACAAAGTTCCTTTTAATCCTAATGATACTTTCCCAGATTATGACCTAAGAGGTTTCTACAAAGCATTACAATCTGGAGACCCTAAAGCAAAGTCAGCTATTAACCCTTCAGATAGTCAGATTCATTATCCTGATTATTGGAAGACACCTTATCATGAAACATTCTCAAATGAGAGTCAATGGGCTAATAAGGATGCTCCTAAATGGATGGGTGATGATAAAGTCGGGTGGAAGTTACAAGACTCTAAAGGTATTATATATAAAGATGAGTCAATCAAACAAATACAACCCATAGGCCATTAATGGAACTTAAAAGTACATTCAAACTTGCAGAGATACTTGCATCAGACAACCTTGCTGAGAAACTCTCTGAGCATGATTTGGATTCTCTTGGTAGAGATGTAGTAAAGACCTTTGAGGATGACAAGCGTTCTCGTTATGATTGGGAGAAGCGTACAGAGGATGCCATGAAGTTGGCTCTTCAGGTAATGGAGGAAAAGAGTTTTCCCTGGCCTAATGCTTCCAATGTTAAGTTTCCTTTAATTACTATAGCAGCATTACAATATCATGCTCGTGCATATCCTGCTCTTATTTCGGGAACACAAGTTGTTAAAGTTCGCACCATTGGTGACGACAAGCAAGGAGAAGAGAGAAATAGGGCTCGTCGTGTAGAACGGCATATGTCATATCAGGTTCTTGAGGAAGATGAAAACTGGGAAGACCAGATGGATAAGGTCTTAATAACCCAACCCATCATTGGTTGTGCCTTCAAGAAGACCTACTATGACGTTGTTAAGAATCATAACATATCTGAGAACATTCTTGCTAAAGATTTGGTTGTGGACTACTACACTAAGTCTTTGGAAACTGCATCACGTATATCGCATGTACTTTATCTATCTAAGAATGATATATATACTAGAGTATTGAATGGTGTCTATCGTGATGTAGAGCTGGATAATACTAAGAGACAGATGCAAGACGGCCTTACTCAAGCTAAGGACAAGGCACAAGGACTATCTGAACCACAAGAGAATGATGAAGACCGCCCGCAAGAACTTATAGAACAACATCGTTCTATTGACCTTGATGGTGACGGTTATCAAGAGCCCTACATAGTTGTTGTAGACAGAGACAGTAAACAAGTATTAAGGTTAGTGGCTAGGTTCTTCCCTAATAGTGTAAAGTTTAAAGGTGAAGACATACTTAGCATTACTGCTGAGAACTACTTTACTAAGTATCCTATGATACCTAGTCCAGACGGAGGCTTCTATGATTTGGGTTTTGGTAGCTTGCTCGGTCCTCTTAATGAGTCAATTAATACTCTTATCAACCAACTCATTGATGCTGGAACGATGTCTAATACAGGAGGTGGATTCCTTGCGAGGGGAATTAAACTTCGTGGAGGGACAATGGGTTTTACCCCAGGGGAGTATAAGCCCGTCGATACAACAGGCGACGACCTTCGCAAAGGCATTTTCCCTCTACCTGTACGCGAACCGAGTCAAGTCCTCTTCACGCTTCTGTCTCTACTTATCAATTATGGTGAGCGTATTGGTGGTAGTGTTGACATTCTTGTAGGAGAGAATCCAGGACAGAATACTCCTGCTGAGACTAGCAGGACAATGGCAGAACAAGGACAGAAGATATTCAGTGGTATCTTTAAGCGTACCTACCGTAGTCTTAAAGAAGAGTTCAGGAAGTTGTATAGACTCAACCAACTTTACTTTGATAAGAGGTTGGACCTTGGTGACTTGGTAGTATTACCAGAAGACTACACAGCAGATAGTAAGAACATACGTCCTGCTGCTGACCCTAATATGGTAACAGATAGCCAGAAGCTTACACAAGCTAATATGGTTATGCAAAGAGCCAATCCTATGCTTGGGTATAATATTAGGGAAGTAGAACTCTATCTTCTTCGTTCATGGAAGATACCAGAAGAAGAACTTGTACGGTTGTTACCTGACCCACAAAGTCCTGACTTTAAACCACCTCCTATCTTACCTAAGATACAAGAAGCACAAATTAAGGTTCAAGGTAAACTTAAAGAAGTACAGATGAAGGCAGCAATAGAGTCTGCTAAGTTGGAAATAGTAGCTAAGGAGTCCCAAGCCAAGATTGACAAGCTGCAAGCTGAAGCTCTTAAACTATTAGAAGAAGCAGACTCAGAGAGTGCAAAGGTTCAGATAGCTGCGATAAATGCACAGATAGGTGCTCAGAAAGCTCATCAAGACCATTTGCTTGAAGTAGCTAAACTGTTGCATGAAATAGCACAAGCTAAGGAAGATAACAAAGATAATGGTTCTGACTAAAGAAGAGTTCTTAGAGTGGAAAGAAAACCCCTCTACGAAATACTTCTTCAAGGCTCTAAGGAATGCTCGTGAAGTTTTAAAAGAAGAACATATCCGAGGATGTTATGAAGAAGTAGGGAAGGCAGAAGGTAAGGCGCAGTTGTTGCAAGATTTGATTTACTTAAACTATGAAACACTTCAGGAGATAATGATTGAAAAATTCTAGTGGTATACAACCAGTTGGTCATCGAGTTCTTCTCAAACCTGACCAGATAGAAACAAAGACAGCATCAGGTATTATAGTAACAACAGCAGCACAGGAAGCCCGTGAAGCACTAGCACAGAGTTATGGTACTGTGATAGCAATGGGAAATACTTGTTATGCTGACCAACCAAAGCCTTGGTGTAAGATAGGAAACAGAGTAGCATTTGCAAAGTACTCTGGAACAATATCAGAAGGTAAAGATGGAGTTACATACCGTACTGTTAATGACCTAGATATAGTAAGTGTAGTAGATGAGGAGGTTGGACGTGGACAATGAACCAGTTGTAGACACAGTTGTAGAACCAGTAGTAGTTGAACGCAACTATACATCTGAAGCAGAGCTTCAGGGTTGGGTTCCAAAAGAAAAGTATAGGGGAGATGAAGAATCGTGGGTAGATGCTAAAGCATTTGTCCAACGAGGAGAACAGATCAATCCTATTCTTAAAAAGAACAATGAACGTCTTCTGCATGAAATAGAAAAGCAGAAGAAAGAAGTAGCAGAGCTTCGTAAAGCTACAGAAGAGTTCAAGAAGTTTCAGAAGGAGTCTTATGATCGTAAGGCTCAACAACTGGAAACAGAACTTAAGTCTCTTCGTGAAGAAAAGAAACTAGCTATTACACAAGGGGATGGTGAACGTGCTGTAGCCATTGACGATAAGATTGATGCCATAAAAGAAGAAAAGGCATCGGCTAAACAAGAGTCTAAAGAGACTCCTCCCCCACAAGAACATGTAGACCCTGAGATTGCTGCATGGGTAGACAAGAACAAATGGTATAGTAATGATATTCGTATGGCAGCAGCAGCCAATGTCATTGCAGAAGATATTAAACGTAGTAAGCCCTGGCTCACAGGTACAGAATTTCTTAGTGAGTTGGACATTGCTATTGAGGAGAACTTCTCTCCAGAACGATTAGGTAAACAGACAAAGCAGAAAGCGAGGAGTCCAGTGGAAGCAGCAGCCCCAAGTAGTCCTAATCGTTCTGGAGAGAAGTTCTCCTCAATAGCAAT